CACAACGATAACGCATGGGTATACGGCGACGCACGGGTATACGGCGACACACGGGTGTCCGGTAACGCACGGGTATACGGCGACGCTCAGGTATACGATAACGCACGGGTATCCGGCGACGCATGGGTGTTCGATAACGCATGGGTGCTCGGCGACGCACGGGTGCTCGGTAACGCTCAGGTGTTCGGTAACGCACGGGTGCTCGGTAACGCACGGGTATACGATAACGCACGGGTGTTCGATAACGCATGGGTATACGATAACGCACGGGTATCCGGTAACGCATGGGTGTTCGGTAACTAATCAGTAGAGGGTGCTTTTATGAATAACACACTAACACTGCATGATGTGACCACCCACCTGAACATTCTCGCACGGTCGAAGGTGGAACAGGACGTGCTGAATGGGGTGCTACATCCATCGACAGAGGAACTGGATAAGATTGGCCACGACTGTGCTACACGCTTCACAAAGACATTTAGGAGCCTCCATGACGACGAAACAGGTGAAAAACAAATATGTAAAGATAAAGATAGGTGCTTCAGATGCCATCGTTGCTGGTAAAACATCCAGGGCTATAGCTGATACCTTGATCGCCAGCCATGGCAGCAAGCAAGCCCTATTTATTGCGAGGAAAATCTATGAGCAATGCTCCACCAACTACAAACACCAGAAAGAACGACATGGAAAAGTCAATTAGGGCCGACATAGCAGAATTCGAGCAGACGACGGGGATACCATTTCGGTCGGCCCACGAATGGGACGACTCGAAAAACTTCTATCATTTTACAGTTATGCCGTCCGATCTTGGTCAAAACACTGCAATTCAACAGGTATAGTAGAGGGAAGCAATGAGACTAATAACTGAATTTGAGGAAAGAGTTTTTAGATGCAGACACCATGATTTCGGGGCACTGACAACCAAAGAGACGGCGGTTTTGCTTGGCGTATCGGAACGCCGCGTTCGGGACGCATTGGCAAGGGTCAAAAAGACGAGTGCAAGAATCCTCTTCCCGATACTTACGCGGCAGCAGGCAGCCTGCTATAAGGCATACCAAGCGTGCTACCCGGCTGCTGCCGTCGCAAAGGAACTCAAGATAACTGAGTCAACAGTGTACTGGCATCTTGAAGCAGTTAAATCGAAAGGGCTGCCATTTTCCAAGCCAGCAGGAAAGACATTAAGTTATCATCCGGGAATGGATGAGCACACAAGACGAACCTTTTAGGGCCAAGCGAGTCTAAAAACGTTAACCGTATAAAGAGACTGACTGCTGGCCCTATTTTTATGTTTAGGAGACTGACAATGGCACCATATAACAGCACGAGAGACGGACGCCCGAAGCTTGGTCGTAAGTACCATCTATCGGAAGAGAGTAAACTCGTCGATGATACGACACTATACAGAATTATCGCCATCAGGTCGTTTGGTGACATTACCAAAGGTGACAAAGGTGGGTTTATAGAAAAAGAATCCAATCTTTCACACAACGATAACGCATGGGTATACGATAACGCACGGGTATACGGCGACACACGGGTGTCCGGTAACGCACGGGTATACGGCGACGCTCAGGTATACGATAACGCACGGGTATCCGGCGACGCATGGGTGTTCGATAACGCATGGGTGTCCGGCGACGCACGGGTGTCCGGTAACGCACGGGTATACGGCGACGCACGGTTTTTCGGCGACGCATGGGTATACGATAACGCACGGGTGTTCGATAACGCACGGGTGTTCGATAACGCATGGGTGTCCGGTAACGCTCAGGTATACGGTAACGCACGGGTGTTCGATAACACGTGTGTGTCCGATAACGCACGGGTGCTCGGTGATATGTCACCACACAATAATACGGGGGATGGAAGCACGAAGGACACAAACCCCAAAGACTCACTCGGCACCAAAAAGTGGAGGCAGTATTGCACAGTCCCAACAACTATAATATGGGAATTGGGTGTTGCAATGCTGGAGGGAGCGAGAAAATATGGGCGGCACAACTATCGTAAAGCGGGTATACGGGCGTCGGTTTATGTAGATGCAGCGAAAGGCCATATAGACCAATGGTGGGAGGGGGAGGATATAGACTCAGACAGTGGCCTCAACCACCTGGTGAAAGCTGCCGCTTGTCTGGCTGTGTTGCGTGACGCACAGGTTAACGACATGTGTAAAGATGATCGTCCACCTAAGATGAAGCTCGACGGGCTTAGGGACAATCTTCAAAAAGCAGTTGAGAAGATCATAGAGAAATACCCCACCTGCAAACCCCCGTTTACAGAGGCTAATTGTGATTAGAACATTGTGTTATATAATAATAATAGCAATGTTCCTCCTGATGGGCGTGTGTGACATGTGTACGGGAAAATGGAGAATAGGGCTGGCTGGAGTCCTTTTGGGTGTTGTTAATGCCCTGATCTATTGGAGGTCAAACTAATGATAGCGTTTTGTGATATTGACGGGGTGCTCGCAGACTTCAATAAGCGTGCGTTCGAGGTACTTGGTTTGCATTTTGCCTACAATCACCTGGCGTTGCGTTCCTGGGACTGGCCTACATACTTTGGGCTTGATCTGTTAAAGGACGTCGACCCACTGTGTGATGAGGAATTTTGGGCAGGTATGGAGTGGATGCCTGACGGCAGGGAAATACTTGCCACCGTCGAAGCCACGTTCAATGACGTCTACCTGCTGACTTCGCCCATGCCCAACAGTGGTGCCTGGACTGGTAAAATGCGATGGATCAAAGAACACATACCACATTATGCAAACCGGGTGATAATGACACGGGCACCCAAGCACCTTCTCGCCAGTCCAGACCGTGTGCTTATAGACGACAATGATGATAATGTTACGGGGTGGGTGTGTTCAGGCGGACAAGCTATCCTTGTTCCACGTCCCTGGAACACGCTGAGTCACCTTAAAGACTATGCTCTGCCTATCGTTAAGACTCAGTTGGGGGCAATCTAATGAGGATCATCGACCACACAATAGAATTAGATAAAAAGAGCGGGCGTGTTGAGTTCTTCCTGTTCGGCGACACGCACATAGGCAAACGAAATTGTGCTGAGGGGCCCATACGTAAGCAGGTAGCAGAGGTTGTTCGCCGGGCGGAGAAACCAGGTAGAGTAATCCGCGTTCTGTTCGGCGGTGACATCAACGACTATGTAAAGCCGGGCGATGTGAAACGGTGGAATGTGAACGTATTGGCCGACTGGATATACAAGGGTACGCCTGCTCAAATACGCAAGCGGCTAAACAATGTTGCCCCGGAACAACTGAAACGATCCCTCAGTATGCTTGAGCCCCTGAAACCATTCGCTATTGGTGGGCTGGAGGGCAATCATGAGTTCGCCATGATGCAGCATAATAACTTTGATATGCAAGCTCAGTTCTGTGACGCCATGGGCATGGAAGACCTGACGGACGAAGCATTGATCCGCGTCAAGTTCAAGTACCGTACTACGACCCAGACTATGAAGATATACATGCAGCACGGTCATGGTGGCGGGCGAACAGCAGGAGCAGAACCCAATCACCTTGAACGACTACGATCTGAGTGGGAGGACGCTGACGTAGTGTTACGTGGGCACTCACACACTTTTGGAACCCTGCCACCGAAGCCTGTTATGTATTTGCCCAACCGTGGCAAACTACCGGCTGAGTTATTACAACGGTATCGCTATGCTGCGAATTGGGGATGCTGGCTGTATAGCCACCGGGTGGGACCCTCGACCTATGAGTCACGAGCAACTTATCCGGCCCGGCCTATGATGACAATAAAGGTAGTGGTGTGGCCGTTCCACCGTACCGTGATAAACGGCAAGGAAGTTATGAAACCAAAGATAGAGTTACGGGAGTATGCTATATTATGAGCGAGTTACCTACATACCAGATCAAGTATAAAGGTGAGGTCATTGCTGAGTTTCCCCACGATTTCGATAGGGACACGTGCTTGAACGCTTTTGAAAACGAGCACCCAGACTGTGAATTTGAATGTTGCGAGGACGACCAATGAGCACAGCAGGGGCACACAATACTGTGAGGAAAAGTTATGTCTGATTTCCCAGGAAAAGGCTGTTGGCAACGCCCACTATCAACAGGGCAGGAAGAATATAAGATAAGACAGCAATACGCACACGGTGAGATCACATTAGAAGAGTTCTACAGGCAGTACGCCGAACTGGAAAAGCAGGGCAAGATAACACGCAATGGCAGGAGATTGGGATGAACATAAGACTTCTACCAGGGGTAGGTCCGAAGCAACTGGCCGCGTTCAACAGCAAGGGTGTACACACAGTGCGTGACCTGCTGAATTTCTTTCCTCGTTCCTGGGTCATAGCACCGCCCATAGTATCTGCTGGCAGTCTTATCGAAGGTGATAGGGCGTCTGTAGCAGGCACAATTAACAGCGTATGCTGTAATACACGCGGGCGTATACCCACGATCACGCTTAATCTGGTAGATAGCGAGGGACATACTATCAGGCTGAAATGGTTTAACCAAGCCTATCTTCGGCGGCAACTAAGAAACGGCAGTTGTGTTGTGGCCACCGGAAATGTGATACGATATAATGGAGAATTAGAGATAGTTAATCCCAGGTTTATTATAGCTGACGGGAGCACAAATCTGTTGGGCCAATTCAATGGCGGAGTGTACCCAGCCACCGCCGACCTACCAAGCAAAACTACCAAGCGTATTATACAAAGGGCACTCAAGGCTCATGCCAACGAGATAGTGGAGTTGGAGTATCTTGGCCCTACAACCAGGCACAGGCATACCCTCGCTGAAAGACCGTGGGCTTACAACATGATACATAACCCCAGTAATGCACGGTGTTTACGATCAGCGAAGCGTAGGCTCAAGTTTGATGAACTGTTCTTTATGCAACTGGGTCTAATGCTACGACAGAAGGACCGGATGGTGTCGGACGCCCCGCGTGTCAAGCCGGACAGTTGTGTAGGCGGGAACTTTCCGTTCGATCTGACGCAGTCACAGCAGACGTGCGTGTGCGAGATAGCAAGTGACATGGCCTCGGGCAGGCCGATGAATCGTCTGCTCCACGGTGACGTGGGGTCGGGCAAGACAGCGGTAGCCATAGAAGCTATGATGCTTGCAGTGTCGGCTGGTTATCAGGTAGCAGTTATGGCACCTACGCAGATACTTGCCGAGCAGCTTACCAGTAAAATTAGGGAGTTTACACCTGACTGGGTGCGGACTGGGCTACTGACGAGTGACATTAGCAGCACCGCCCAGGCTCATATCCTTAGTGGATGTGCTGATGGTGAGTGTAATATAGCAGTAGGCACTACCTCATTGCTAAGTGACAAGGTTGATTTTTACAACCCCGGCCTGGTGGTGATCGATGAACAGCATAAGTTCGGCGTTAATCAAAGGGCTAAACTTGGGGAAGACCAGAACGTACACCGCCTCGTGATGACAGCCACCCCTATCCCCCGGACCATAGCCTTGTCTGTGTTTGGTGATATGGATGTATCCACAATCTGGAAGAAACCAGTCGGGCGTGGAACAGTGGTGACGAAGGTAGTAGAGAAGAGTAAACTTGATAAAGCTATGGGCGTACTTGAACGTGCAGTCGTGGATGGGCGGCAGACATACGTGGTATGCCCCAGGATTGACGGCGACGATGGGGCTGAAAAAGTGTTTGAAGGACTGGCAGCAATAGGACATTCAGTAGGTATGGTCCACGGGAGGATGCAGCCAGCCCAGATTAACAGGATTATAAAAGCCTTTCGACAAGACACCGTGAGTATACTCGTCTCCACCACCATAATAGAGGTTGGTGTTGACATTCCCAACGCTTCACTGATGATTATAATGGGTGCTGACATGTTCGGCCTCGCACAGCTTCACCAGTTACGGGGCAGAATTGGCAGGGGATCACGTACCTCTACTTGTCTGCTGGTAACTGGATCGTATGATGCTAAGACCAGGAAACGATTAGACGTTCTGGAGAAGTGTACGGACGGATTCAAGATAGCAGAGCACGATCTAAAGTTACGTGGGCCGGGCGATCTGTTCGACACTAAGCAGCATGGTCTGCCTAACTTCAAGCTGGCCAATATCGTAGATGACTTTGCCTTGATGCAAGAGGCCAGGAAGTTCGCAGAACACTGTGTGTTTGGACAACACGGTGAAGTGACGTCGGATATGAGACAGGAAATGGAATACTTTTTAGGTGACGCCAGCCTGGGAGACGTAGGATGAGTGGAGACATTCTTCAACAAGCTGAGTTTCCAGAGGCAGTGTTGGTCCTCGACTTCGAGACCTACTTCGACGCTGATTATACTCTCAAGAAGATGACCACTGTAGAGTATATCGCTGATCCTCGGTTCGAGTTCACTGGCCTTGGTATCCAGGTGTTCAATCACCCTATGGAAAAGATGGGTCGTGTGTTTGTAGATGGACTCCGCGTGCCCAAGACCATAGCTAAACTCAAAGAGACTTTTGGAAGAGGACTTCATAACTGTACAGTGGTAGCAGCTAACGTCAAGTTCGACCTCCTGATCCTGGCCCATCATTTTGACCTCTACCCACCATATACGGTGGATGTACAGGACCTTGGCAGGTATTATGATTCACGTATGAAACAGAGCATTGAGCACCTGGCTAAAGAGTTCAAACTATCTACGGCTAAGGGTGACACCAAACAGTTTAAAGGTCTGCACTGTCATGACATGAATGAGACACAGCGGCGTGCTCTGAAAGCATACTGTCTCGATGATATAAAGATAGAAGCTGACCTGTTCCACGCCCTGTTACCTATGGTTGACAACCCGAAATTTGAATTGAAGTTGGCAGCCCACACACTGAGACTCTACACCAAACCTACCCTGGAGTTCGACTATGAACTGGCAGGTCGGCTCAAAGAGAGTATGCAGTCATTGCTGGATGACACCCTTCGGCCTACTGGCCTGGAGGTAGGTGACTTCAGGAGACCTACTGTTCTTGTGCCAGCACTGCAAGCTCTGCTGCCAGCGGGCGAAACAGTGCCGATGAAGAAGGGCAAGAAGGGCATGATACCTGCTATGGCCAAGGATGACGAGGGCCTGAAGCTGCTATTGAAACACAAGGACAAGGGGGTTAGGGAGTTTGCTGAGGCTAAGGTGGCTGCACAGTCGTGGCCCGGCCACATTAAACGGGTCAACAGTTTAACAGTGTCGGCTCAGAAGTCAGATGGTTTAGTGAGGGTCCCCCTAAAATACTATGGATGCCACACTGGAAGATGGTCAGGTGAGGAAAAAGTGAACCTCCAAAACTTAGGCGGCACGGGTCGTGGGTCGGCCATGCACAGACTGATCGGAGAAGTTCGCGGATGCCTCCGGGCACCAGAGGGTTATTCACTCGTGGCTGTAGACGCCGCACAGATTGAGGCCCGTGCTCTTGCTTGGATTGCAGGCCAGCTTGATCTCCTATATGGGTTTGCCAAGGGCGAGGATGTATACTCCTCCTTCGCTTCCCACCTGTTTGGCAAGCCGGTGTGGAAAGTTACAGAAGAGGACTATGAGAGCAGTCTTCATAACCCAGAGGAACTGAGGGGCATCAAAATACAGAGGGGCTTCGGAAAGGATGCGATTTTGGGCTGCGTAGCAGAGGGAACGTCCATCTTAACAGATTCAGGACACAAACCGATACAGGACATAACAGTCAATGACAGGGTGTGGGATGGGCATAGTTTTGTACACCACCAGGGCGTCGTGCCAAAGGGAAAGAAAAAATGTATAAACATCAACGGAACATGGCTGACACCAGAACACGAAATCTTGACCTGGGACGGGTGGACTACAGCAGCAGAACTAAGCACGCACAACCACAGCCAGGAATGGTTTATGGAGAACTTAAGGTGGTTGAGGTCCCAAAAGGCACCTGTGGGGGGATCAAGTCCGTCAAATGTAGTTGCTCCTGTGGTAGAACATCTACTCCGTCAAGAGACAATCTTGTCTCAGGAAAATCTACACGCTGTACTGTCTGTGCTGAAAGAGCATCCGGCAAAACTCAGAGCTATAAAACACATGTGGGGAACCCATCAAGAGCACGCCTGCTTAACAGGATTTGTGCTATCATTAGCCGATGTGAGACCAGACCTCTTGAGAGATATGGTAAAAGAGGTATTAGAGTCTGGCCCAAATGGGTCAATGATCGAGTCGCTTTTATTGAGTATCTGGCAACGCTACCTGGATACGACAATCCAGAACTTGAAATTGATCGGACCAATAATGACGGGGGGTATGAACCAGGAAATATCAGGTTTGCTACACGACGGGTCAATAGGCTCAATACTTGCCGGAGAAACCCCAGGATCGGGGAACAGATCAAATGTGCGTGGTGCGGGGCAATGTTCACGAGAAAAACATCAATTCAAAAGTTCTGTGGCAAACACTGCTCAGGCTGTGCTTCCCACATACGACATCCTGAACGCAGGCCGGTGGCATAGGTTTCAGACAGACGGCTTGATGTGTAGCAACTGCGGATACGGGATGGGGTCCGATAAGTTCTTCGACCGATGCTATACCAACGACGCACTGCGGCCCATGTTTGACTCAGGCCAGTACGACAAGGTCTTTATTGAGCAGTTGGTCAAGACATACCGTAGGAAATATGATCGCATCCCCGCGTTCTGGAAACAAGTAGAAAAGCTGTTTCGCTGGCCAATAAAATATCCAGGACAGTCCACGAGTTATGAGGTAGAAGGTAGAGAGTTACTCAAGTTTAATATGGTGGGCTCAGATTTGCAGATGACCCTGCCATCAGGCCGCGTTATGTACTACCGACACGCTTCAGTCAACGCTGATGGTGAGATAAAATACAAGGGCGGCCCGAAGTGGTGTTATCTGTGGGGTGGGTCGATCACTGAGAACCTTATCCAGGCCCTATGCCGTGATCTCTTTGGTGGGTGGCTCTTAGAGATTGAACGCAGGGGTCATAAGGTAGTCCACCACTGCCATGATGAAACAATAACGTGTGTCCCAGACCACAGAGCAGAAGCAGTCATGGCAGACATGATTGACGTGATGACCCACGGACCCGAATGGTCTGAAGGTCTTCCATTTGCTACAGATGAGTTTATTTCAAAGGCGTATAAGAAATGAGAGAGTTTGAACACTGGCAAAAACACAGGGTGGCCAAGACCCTTGGGTTTATAACTTCAGTTGGCTACTATGAGTTCGGAGAAAAAGAGGGCTGGAACGCCGCGTTGCTTAGGGTGCTTAAAATGATAAATAAAGGACGTGTTATCAGCCTCGACCACCTGAAGATGGCTTTAGAAGAAGAACTGAAGGACCAGATAATCAGCCTGGAGTTATAAGAAATGAGCAGGTCAAGGGCAGACAGACTGAATGACTGGGCGATAGCGTTTGCTGCTATTAGCAGGGGCGAACAGCCTAGGCGTAACACCCGCAAGGACGGGTCGCTACCGACACGCCCGGTAGTTTCGGTGGCTGAACTGTCTGAACACGAGGCCCAAGATGAGTGCCTGGAGTGGCTCAAGAGCCGGGACTGTATGGTTGACCGGATGAATGTGGGTGCTGGTATTCTACGCCGGGTGTCAAGCAGTGGTATTATGGGTGGTGAAGAACGCGGCTATTGCCAGTATGGGATTAAGTACGGCGGTGACCTGCTCGGCTGTTTGCCAGACGGACGGCACCTTGAAATTGAGATGAAAAAGAGTAAGGGTGGGTCGTGGAGCAAGGGGCAACAGGAACGCTGTGCTAAAGTACGCAAACACCACGGAGTCTACCTTGTTGTCCACGGACTGGAAGAACTAAAACATTATTTGAGGGGTTACTTATGAACTATAACAGGCACACAGGGGGTGTTTTTGTTCCTAAATACGAGCGGGCCAGTGCAAACCAGCACGGTGAGAGATATGCTCACAAGGGTGCGGCAGTGGTAGGTGTTGGTCGTCTCGAAGCGTCAGTAGGTTGTGCGGTAGATTTGAAACTGCTTATATTGTTGGGCGACATGCTGGATGTGCCCGTGCGTTATGACTTCGAGACACACCCACAGGTGGCATACCTTGAGGTCGTGTCAGCCAAACGGTTAAGGGAGGCACTATGATCTATCTATCAGCTTCAGCCATATCTGCGTTTAAGGCGTGCCCGTTCAGGTGGTGGGCTTACTATGGCCTGGGATGCAGGCCAGCGGCAAGCAAAGACGTGTTCAGGATCGGAACCAACTGGCATACACTCCTTGAGTTAAGCGAGACTAAACCTGGGAGCGTATGTCCCATCTGTAAACGAAGAGAAGACTGGGAGCACATTATATGTCCTGTATGTGGTACAACACAGAAGATGCCTGAGACAGACGCCATAGAACTGGCGGCAAACTACCTCAATTTTGTCTACGAACGCTTGCCTGTTTCAATTAGCATGGAAGAAATGCTTAGAGAACGGGCTGTTTTGTTGCACACGTTGATTGGCTATCGTTGGTTTTATAGCCAACAGGAACGATCAGAGGTTATAGGCAATGAGGTATACTTCAGGCTGCCTGTGATTGATCCCGACACTGGACGCCAGTTTCCTGGTGTCAGGTATGTAGGCAAGATTGATAAGCTCGTTCGTAAAGTAGACGGAACGCTGGCTATAAGAGAACACAAGTCTACGTCCCGTGACATAAGACCCGACTCAGAATACTGGGGCGGTCTGAACATAGACGAGCAGACAAGTCTTTATCTCTACGCGGTACGTCAGCTACAAAAAACAGGTGGCCTGAAAAAGTATGGCGTCAAGCCAAGCGACGCTCCGATCAGCAAGATAGAGTACGACGTGTGGCACAAGCCTACAATCAGGCCAAAGAAGCTATCGTTCGCCGACACTAAAACACTCATAGATACAGGCATGTATTGTAGTATGAACGTAGCGGTCGAAGTAAAAAACGACGGGTCCATCCTAGTTAATGGCAACCCCGCCGAGGTAGAGCAGGGCAAGAAGGAAGGCGACTTTGCCATACGCGAGAATGGTGACCTGTTCGGTGCCCGGCTACGGCTGGCTATGGCTACAGACCCCAGCTCTTACTTTGCCTGCCGTGATCTGGTAAAGACTGACGCTGAACTTGCTAAGGCTGAACGACAGGCCGTGAATGTATACAAGAACATTCGGTTCATGCTCCGCAACAATGCTATCTACAGTAACGAGCATAGCTGCAAGGCTACGTTCAAATGTGATTACATGCCTGTGTGCTATACGGGTGAGCTACTGGACGCCGACCACTGCCCACAGGGTTTTGAAATGACCTATAATAAGGAGAAAAGCTAATGGCAATTAAGCCACCTAAAGTTAATGCAAAGAAACCAGCGACTATGATGCCCGCTCCACCGCCCCCGCCCCCTGCGGCGAAGAGTGCAGCACCCAGGTCTAGCAAGACCTTCAAGGTAGAGACCTGGGACGGTGACAAGGAAGGCGAGAAGATCATGCTCTATGCCCACAGTGGTAGAGGCAAGACCACACTCTCAGCTATGGCACCTAACCCGGTGTTCATAGGCGTGGATGACGGCGGAAGGAAGATCAAGAACGCCCTAAACGGGGAGGCCCTGAAGCACATCCCAGGCATACTAACTTACTCCGATTACCTCGCCGCTCTAGGGCAGACTAATCTGTTCGACAAACACGACACTGTTGTGATCGACACGCTGACCAAGATTCAAGAGCTAGCCCTTGATTACATGCTTGCCACTATTCCCACTGACAGCGGTAAGCCAGCTACCCACATAGAGCAGTACGGCTGGGGCAAGGGCTACCGTAATATGGTGGATATTATGCGGCTGATGTTCCCGCCACTCGAAGAACTTGTTCGCAGGGGCAAGAACATTATAATGGTGTGCCAGTTACAACAGATCAACGAGACGAACGCTGGGGGCAACGACTTCCTTATGGACGCTCCTGATCTCTTCGACCGCAAGAACGCTTCGGTCATGCGTCAGTTTATAGCCTGGACCGACCACATATTCAAGTTGGAATATGACCAGGTCCACGCTAAAGAAAAGAAGGCGTCTAGCCGGTGTGATCGTATAGTACGAACACAAGCTGAGATACACTACTTTGCCAAGTCTCGGGGAGATACATTCCTGGACCGGCCAGTAGTGTCCTTTGAACATCCGGCTGACGATTCACTATGGCAGTTCTTATTCGGGGAGGCTAGTTAAATGGCAGTTGATGACGCCTATGGCGAGGAAAACCAGGAGCTCTGCCGCCTCCAGGAGGAAAACAAATGGCTTAGAAGGCGTATTAGTGCGTTGGATAAGCTGTTAGTGGCGTATAGGTGTGTGTCAAGCCCATCATCAAAATTGTTTGACGAATTAGAACTAACAAGAAAGCACCTTCCTAAGGAGATTAGTTAATGGGGGCGACAATTATAGGTGGACAGAAAGTGCCACGTAACGAACTGTGTCCGTGTAACAGTGGCTTGAAGTTCAAGCGATGCCACGGTGACGAGAAGAAGCGTAGCATCGCAACGAGGGTCGCAAACCAGGTAATGATGCACCTTATTATGGAGGAAAAGCACAAGAAGAAAATGATAACAGATGAACAGCGGGAAGCCTACATGGGTGAACCTCTGGGCGAGAAGATAGACTACATGGTGGGCACATCAAAGAAATCGGACAATATAACTATTACAGGAGAATCAGTATGAGCAGTAGAATAGATCGCGTAGGTACGTTTAGGGCACAGGCCGTGGATTGGGCCTTAGCTAAAACCAAGAATGGGTTCCCACAGCTTGCCGTGGTTTGTAAACTCGTAGAGTTCTACGACGAGCAGGACGGAGAATGGGTCGATTGGAGCCAGTATGATATGCAGGAGACCGCGTACTTCTGCCTGTTTGGAACGAACAAGAAGACTAAGGAACTTGAGCCTACACTCAGTTGTGAGCAGGTGATGGGGGTGTTTGATTGGTCTGGTGAATCGTTTGCCGACCTAGCTGTGTACGACCCTGGTGATCTCGTATTCCAGGTTCGCTCAGGTGTCAACACCTACGAAGCTGCCAAACATCCGTTCCAGATAGAGTGGCTTGATGAGGCCGACGCTGACCCCACCAGATCACTGAAGAAGTTGGACGCTGAGGGTGTCAAGGCCCTTGATAACGAGTTTGCGTCACTGCTATCTGGTATAAAGAAACCGAAGGCTGCTGCTTCAGCTAAGAAACCCAAGCCCAAAGCGGCTTCAGCCAAGAAACCGAAGGCTGCTGCTTCAGCCCCGGCACAGGGAGACAAAAAACTCGCTCCGCCCCCGCCTCCGCCGTCCGACCACCCCGAACCAGCCGTATCTGACGCTGACCCAGTGGGTGCATGTACCAAACAGGAAGCCTGGGAAGCCTGTTGTGAATTGGCCGACCCAGATTGTACGGATGACCAGCGGGTTAATGCGTGGCAGGCTGCAATAGGAGACGTAGCTGACGGCGTAGAGCAGACCGAGATCACGGACGAACAGTGGTATGAAATAAAGTCGAAAGTCCTTGACGAAATTGGTGCCGTGTAAGTATCCCAACCAGAACAGGGCCAGGGAGGGCCCCGTTGGATAAGGAATAACACATGAGTTTTAGTAACAGCTTCGACATATATAGGGACAACGTATCTGACGGCATGCTTGAATATATCGCCAGGCAGCTTGGATTATCCGCCCCAGCAGTCAACGCTGTTGGGATAGGGTGGTATCCAAAAGAGGACACATGGGTCTTGCCTGAACGTGATAAGCGTGGTGACATAATAGGTCTTACCTATAGGCGTGACAACGGCTTTAAGTTTATGGCTAAGGGCTCTAAACGTGGTCTCACCTATCCGTGTGTACATGACGGAGCGAGTGTAGGAACCAGAAAACCTGAATGGGTTAGAGTGCGTGAGGCGGGTGTAACCTGTCCTATATGTGGCAAAGATGACTGGTGCCGTGTTTCCCCTGATGATCCTAATAACCCTTCGGCTGCTCTATGTAGCAGAATACGGGATGGTTGTAAACGAGAAATCAGTGAGAACAACTACCTCCACATTATAGACATCAAGCGTAATGCTCTACTCACTGGATCGACTTCGGCTCTACCAGAGTCCGATCTCCCGATCTTGATAGTAGAGGGGGCCACTGATGTAATGGCTGCTGCAAGCCTTGGCTTTGTAGCGGTGGGTAGACCAAGTGCTAAAGGCGGTATCGCAGAACTCATTGAAATGCCGCTTACAGGACGCACGGTTATCGTGCTTGGTGAGAACGACGCCGGTGCCGGTGCCGAAGGGATGGAAAAGGCTTACCTGTCACTCAAGGACTCAATAAAAGACCTGAGTAAACTCATGCCGCCAACAGGTATAAAGGACCTACGCACCTGGGTACAAGGTGGTCTTACCGCTGAAGAATTTCTGAGTTACGCTGAAGCCAACCGCCAGACAGAGCATAGGGACCCTGACATGCTTCCTGACGACATTGCCTATAATATAGCCGCATTGTTTGTCAGCAAGAATCACACGCACAATGGCGTCCCGGCACTTAAATCGTATGGTGGCAAGTGGTATCATTGGTACAACGGCAGGTACAGGGAGCTTGATTTCGATATTCTACGCGGACAACTGTATCGGTTTCTGGAAAGTAAGAAATATATCAGGCCCACTAAAAACGGGGTTGAAGTATCGCCGTATAAGGCAACACGGGCCAAAGTAGGTGACATCCTGGACGCATTTAACGCATGGGCACCAGTTAAAGAGTCACCACCTGTGTGGACGGGCAACGACATCGAGGACAGGCCAAAGCTATCTGATCTGATCTTGTTCAAGAACGGAATGCTCGACGTGGGTGAGTACATGAAGGGCAACATCGTGCTGCACGACCCAGACCCACAACTCTTCAGCATAGACTGCATACCATACGACTACGACCCCGACGCCAAATCGAAACTATGCGAGACGTTCTTACAGGATACGTTCAGCGGAGACGAAGGATCAATAGAGCTGGCGAAGCAGTGGTTGGGCTACAACTTAGTGCCCGACACATCATTAGAGAAGATGATGCTTTACACAGGCAGGCCACGATCTGGTAAGAGTACTCTCATAGACATGATGGTAAACATGCTTGGCAAGGGCCGATGCTGCTCAACAGACTTTACTTCCCTGGCTTCCCCGTTCGGGTGTTCGTCACTGGTAGGCAAACTGGCGGCTGTCCTTGGTGACTCTAGAGCACCAAAGGCTTCTCACGCCAACGCCGCGATGGATGTACTATTGCGTATCGTAGGGCAGGATGACGTGCTCATAAACCCGAAGTACGTCCAGGCATATACGGCTAGGCTTAATACAAGGTTCACCATAGCCATGAACGATTTACCTGCGTTCGATGATTTTGCCTCCGCCCTGGCAACGAGAATGAATATCCTATACTTCCCCAACAGCGTGGTAGGCAGGGAAGACTTTTCGTTGAAAGGCAGGTTGGTGAAGGAAGCTCGTGAGGGCAGGCTCGTAAATATAGCCCTGGAAGGATTAAAACACCTAAGACAGAAAGGTAAGTTTGCCACACCAGAAAGGTCAGTACAGGTTATGGTGCAGTTCCGGGAACTGTCATCGCCTTTAAGCGTGTTTGTGGCTGATTGTTGTGACCTAACGAAGGACTTCCTTATAAGTGGTGACACGTGGACCCAGGCTAGTGATGTGTTCGCGGCCTGGCGTGGCTGGTGCAAGAGTAACGGTCAGTCCCACGGAACCAGTGCTACTTTTGGCCGATACCTGATGCAAGCTGTATCGTTTCTTATGAAACGTAGGATACGCGTGAACGGAATCAGACAGTATGTATACTATGGATTGAAACTAAATGAACAGGCACAACAACTATATTTGGAGAAACCATGAAAAAGAAGATAGCGTTTGTACTTTTGTGCATTATGATGGTGGCTGGTGCCGTAGGCTGTGCGTCTTTCGCTGACTACTTAACACCCGCTAAGATAAACACAAAGGCTGTAGAGTACGTCGTTGGTGCAGACGTAGCTCCGACAGAGAAATACGTAACCAATTTCCCATATCCAAACTTGGTGCTGGCCGAAGAGTTGATTAACGACGTAGACTCCGCCCACCAGGTAATACAGCTTGACCTACGACAGCAGGTAGAAAAAGACACCCTGGCATATACTATACACCGTGATGCCACGATGGGCTCAGTGCTGTCTGCCCAACAGCAGAGAGACCTGATCTTCGGTGAAGAGGGTATATTGACCCTGGGTCTTGGTATGCTCGGTATGGGTGGTTTGGCCGGGCTTGCTGGTTTGATGCGTAAGAGACCGGGTGACTGGACCAAGGAGGACGTAGACAACGCTATGGAAGCGGCTGACCTGGAAGTTGAAATCAAGGGAGACCAAATAGTTGAGATAGTTAAGGGTATAGAGACTTTCAAAAAAGACCTGACCGAAACCCCAGATATTTTGAGTGCCCTGAAAAACGCCCTGAATACGTTTCAGTCGCAACACACGAAACAGGCCGTGGCCCTAACCAAGGCGGATTTATAACGGAGGCTATGAAATATGAAACGACGTAATTTCTTAAAGATGATAGCCGGGGCAGCCGTCGCTGCCCCTGTTGCTGCCCTGGCAGTGATGGTGCCGAAGAAAGAACCATGGGTACACTGGAAAAACTACTCCGCTGAACATATACCCGAGCCACGGGGCGTAACAAGCGAACAGCTTGCAGACATTATACGTACAACACTAAAAGACCTTCCAACTGATAAAAATTTGGGGTCACTGCTTTATTCACAGGGGCGACCTGGCGGGTTTACGGGGATATACGGAGATTGAATATGAGACGAACCATAAAGGCCCTGATTAAACTACCGTGGTTCCTGCTCTACCTAGTGTGTAGTTTTATCAAGGATGGATGGGGCTGGCTAAAAGGAAAACCATACGACACACAGAAATGAGTTATGTTCCACACAAGACCACAACTACTTAATTGGATCGTGGGTCACACAAAGCGTGAGTCGATCAAGCGTGCTATCCAGGATGACGGGATGGTCCTGAACCTCGGCGTGTTCACAGAGGTTCCGGGACTGCCCCATCCTGGGTGGATCGTAGACATAGCGTCGCGGTATGGGCGTAGGTGGTTTATGGCGGTAACAATAAACAAGGCTACCCGTAAAATATATCTGAACGAAATAAACGCAGGCCAGATAGACCACACCAAACGGTTCGTAACAGGTGGATCATTGTTTGAAGGGGACCCAGTATGCAGACCATTAGGCTAATAACACCGTCGAACATAGGGATTATTGACCTGCTAAAACTTGGTATAGACGAGCCGGTGCCTATAATATGGATGCGGGACGGTTGGATCAGATTTATAAGTGCTGACCTGGTTGAAAACGAACTGAGTGTGTCCAGGGATTGGGCCAAGTTTAGACGCCTTTGCGTCATACCGCCCAGGCCAAGGATACTCTGGGATCAGGCGTCGCCGGACGTGCCCCCGCCATCATCAAACGAGGGCTATGACGAGCGATACTACACTGGCGAGTAGACATAAGAGCAAGGCCATCATCTGCTGTCGTTTGGCCTTAGCTTCAACCTCGTGATGCTGTAAGTGATTACCAAGTATCTTCTTTACCCAACGCATGTCTGTGCCAAGTTCTTCTAAGGTGTATTCCTTCATCGTGTGCGTCTCCCTCTGCTCCTATCACCTATTGCTTCTTCGGGTCCGAACCATCCACTCTTACGCAGGCGGCGTATCTCGTAACCGGGCACAGTACCCGTAGCAGTCCCCACGTTTTCAAACGTATCAAGCGTGGCCTTCTTGAACCTTTTCAGTGCCGCTTCCTCGTCACCCACCAGGAGTTTGGCCGCCGCCTCCGAGAATATGCTGATCGACTTTGCGGCCTCGTTTACCAGTTCAATAGGAAATGACTCTAAGACTTCACCCCTGTATTCCTTCGGTTCACCCCTAGCAGCATTTGCAAAGGCCCGTATGTTAATTTCTAGGAACTTGCCCATAGCTGGGAACAGAGCCGTAAAGGACGCTAACATGTCAACCAGGTAGTCTATTGGTTTTTCTACCTTACCATAGGCGACTGCTGCTAAGGCAGCACGGGCGGCAAAGTTCAGCGTATAACTGGCGAACACAGCACCCATTCGCTGTGCCATTCTTGTCACGTCAGCCGGTGTCTTGTTCTCCTTCGCCTTAAACTCAGCAACGGCGTCGTTTAAGATGGTCAACGACTGCTCGTGAAACGACCTGAACAGGAAGAAGAGGCGGCCAACACCGCGTTCAGTCGTAACAACAGACCGGCTCCACTTATCCCACGACGGCTGTGTGCGTTGCCACAACCATTCGGCCCGGTCAGTGACGAGGTCGCTGTACCCAGGATCGCCTTCTTTGAGCCCATCTACATTCTTGTCTACCCACCATTCAGCCGAAAGGCCGCTCAACGACCCGTTCTGTGCTGCTTTAAGTTCGGCCTTAGCTATGCCTGTACCGCCAGCGAGGGCGGCAAGGTCTGCCAGTTTGATAGACCACCCAAGTTTGTTTTTGTCTGACAAGCCACCAGCCCATGCTTGCAGGGTGGCGTCCTGGGCGGCGATCTCGCCGAACTCAAGGCTACTACGGCCCATGAAGAATCGGGACCACGCCACATCCGAGTTCTGTAGAGTCTCTCTGATAGTGTCGGGTTTGAAACTTTCTTTCGCCACTTGTTTCATAAACTGTGGTGATACAAACGCACCGTAGTTACCCACCGACGAATACATAGAAGCCACTACCCTTGGATTAAGGTGTAATACAGCACGATACATGCCACCTATATTGTTCATTATCCAGCCACCAAGCCAGGATGAGTCCTGTGCTGTGGACTGAGCACGCCCCAAGATCGTTATAATGTTGTCCCGCGTACCACCGAAGCCCTTGCGTTCGATTTCCTGGGCTATAGGCTGGTTGTTGAGTAGGGTTCGGGCCAACCTGGTTGGTTCAGCCATACCCACGTATTCAGATATAGCAGATTCAAACGTGACGAACCTGTTCAAGGCATCACGTAATGCAAGTGGCAACGTACTGTTGGTCCTGTCTTTGAATATGCCCCTGTTTTCAAGTAGGTTTACAACGAACCCCTTTGTCTTGCCAGCAAGTGTTTTGGGTTTCTGAACCTCAAGCCCCCACCAGTTGTCTACTACAGCAATCTCTTTACCCTCGATACGGGTCGATACATTGTTGATTGACGGCTTCCATATCTCTTCACCAACTCTAAGCATGGTTTCAGCAACAGCTTTTATCTTAGGGTTGGAGTCAACCATATCTCGCATTTGTGCTATGTGAAGATCGTCTAGCGGCCCTGTTTCCGTGCCGTTAATGACCAGCCCGCCGCCAAGCAAGTGCCTGAGTCCATCTTTCTGATTACTAATGAGCCATAGGTCTATGGCCTGGGCTGGGGTTATTTCAAATGTTTTGTCGTTGAGTTTTATATTGACCCTGTCCGTCTTAGTGTCTGGGAATATAGCCTGGAGCAAGTGTAGCCTCGGATTAGCAGCTACACTCATCTTGGCCAAATCGTTGCTGGTAACACCAGCATCCTTTAGTGATCGTTCTAGCTCTGTAGTGACCGCCCTTTGGTGTGCGTTCTGTGTTCGTACACCTTCTTGAATGTTGTTGTTGAGTACGTGGGTAAAGACACCGTTAGGGTTGCCACCGTCTAATACCTTAGCGAGATACCAGATCGGCGTGTTCTTCTGGCCTGCAAACCAAGTCATGGCCCTGTTGAATAGTGGTGCCTTAGCAGACTTGGCAGTAATCACTGCTGGCACCGCCTTTGTATCAGGCAATGCCTTTATGGTGTCAACGGCCTCGTCCATAATTGCTTCCACCGTGGTAGGTTTGTTCTCTACCGTAACCGGGGTTCCATAATCTTCCGGCTGTATCTCCGCGTTCTTAATGCCAGTCATATCCTCCACAGCGTTCACGAAGTCCTTCATCTGCGTGTGGGTCATGTCACTCATAGAACGCTTGCCTGTTACCGTCTCTGCTAGCTCACGGTAAGTGGCGTCATCTAATCCAGCATCACGGGCTAGTTTGTGTGCCTCTGCCTTGAGTCGCTTCTTGCTTTTAACCTCTGGTTTAGCCTGCTGGTATACGCCACGAAGAACTGGTTTGCCACTGGTGGCGTCGTCTATTATTGCCTCTATACTCTGTCGTTGTGGTGTAGTCCGCATACCTTCAGGAGATGGAGCAGCACTACTTAGCCACGCCAGTTCTTCCTTCTCTCTACGGGTAAGGTCCTCGGTCTCTTTTAACTTCAATTCGCGGTATCTATTCTCAGCCTTAGCGAGCATAGCGTCGGTATCTACTGGGGCGAGACCGAACTGCATACCTATCACGTGATCTGCGTTGAGATCAACCGTTTTGTAATCATCGTATACACCATCCTTGACGTCCTGTATAACCTGTTCAGTCGTGGCCGTTACCTCTGCTTTTTGCTTTGGCGATATTGTTTCCGCCTGTAGCAGGGTATCCCTAAACTGTTCTACCCTGGCGATCTTGCCCGGACGGGTCATGTTGGCCTTGGCCGACCCAGCACCGAATGACACACCAGAGAATGCCATTTCCAGAGGCCCACCTACAGCAGCGGATTGTTGTACGTTTTCAAGTATGTTCTGGCTGCGATCAGTAAACGCCCATCGCCAGAAGTTACGGTTCAATTCCTGTGATCCTTCTTCAGCCGCACCACGGAAGTATGCCTTGCCCATTTCCCATAGGCCCTTACGCAGGCCCTTTATCTGTTTCTTTCCCATGCGTTTGAACAGGTCTACCTTCTTACCGAACGTCCATTTTTCTATAGCGGCTTCCGGCACAGCAGTAACTATACTCCGCATCAGTGCATACGCGGGGTCGTTACCCTCGCGTCGGGCGTCGTCGTAAACCTCGCCAGCTATACCCGTGGCCGCAACCGCGATCCCGCCAGGTAGAGCAGTCTCCAGCATAAGGGGGAGTGACTCCAGGCCCAACTGTATCATCTTGGCTGGACTGGTAAGTACGTCAAGGGTCTGTTCAGTAAACGTCTCACCCTCTATCTGGACTGCTTTGTCTGCGTTCTCGGTGTAGTATTGTTCAACAGCATCGCCATAGTCCTTGGCCCATCCACCAAGAGCCTTATCTAAATTCTTAGAGTAGGTGGGTTGCTCCCTGCCGAACCCAGACCAAAGTTTCTTACGCAGCGTCCCACCGATCTCTGACTCCATACGGGCAAGACCAACCAGGCTCTTGACCATGCCAACACCAGCACGTTCCCAGCCCTGGGTTACGGCCTGTTTCATTTGGCCCGCAGCCTGTACTGCTGGGTGTTTTGACAACATCTTCTTGATCCCGTCAGGAGAGAGATCAAGAGGTACGTCCCTCGGTGCTTCCAACTCGAAACCCTCGGGCAGACCGGCGGCTTCCAACTCGAACCCCCCCGGCAGATTAGGCGTGCTCTCTAATTCAAACCCTGCTGGTAAATTCATTTCACTGGCTGCCACGTTTTGCCCCCGTCATTAGATACAAGCCGTGCTTTTGTCTTGGGATTCTGGGCATACACTGCCTGTTGCCCACGTTCTGGCGAATCCATCCTTGCTTCCTTACGGACTTTTTCCCCAAGTCCAAACTGTGGTTCCGAACCACGCATACGAGCAGCCATGTTGGAGTTACCCATTATAGCCTTCTGAGCTTCTCTAAGCTGTACATCCATCGCCATGAGCAGGTGCAACTCCTGTTTCTCTGCTTCCGAGGCTTCTTTCCAAGCTGGTACGAGTTTACCTTTCTCATCGAACTTATCGTTCAGGGGATCACGCATCATTACACCCTGGGGCCGCTCTCCCTTCTTGCCCCACATCTCCTTCAGAGCATAAATCATGCCAGGAGTACCCATAGCCATAGCTGGAAGAGCCTTCTTCAACGAGCCACGCACACGCTCCGTCTCCGGCGGTGTTATAAGGAAGTTCATCATACGGCTCTCTATTTTCTTACGGACTACGTCTTGCTTGTTGAGCGTATCAAGGGGATCAGTCTCTTCTTCTGGTTTAGGGAACATGACCCGCTCAGTTTCAGGCGGGAGGGCCATACGCCACTTAGCTTCATTTGCCCCTTCGGGCGATATGAGCCCCTGGCTCTCAAGCGTGGCCACCTGCTGATACGGCTGCATGGCGGCCTGTGCTCGCTGTCTAAACTCGTTGGCTTCCAGTTTTGCCTTCTGTGTAGTCTGGTGCATCAGGTTGTTATACTGCTGCTGCCCGAGTGCAGGACCGCGTCTGTTTATCTCTTTGAATATTATACTGTACTTGTTACGGAACGCCTGCTGTCCCTGCTCGATCTGCTGCATGACCATCTTTTCAGGCGTGACACCGGATTCCGATAACTGTGACAGTGGTAATGTGTTAGGCATAGTATTATTCCTTCGCGTACATGATCTCACATTTGCCTTTGAGTATCTTCATGCCTTCAAATATGGTGTGGGCGTTAGTGCCTATCTTAGCTTTTTGCTCCACGTCTAAACTACCGTCACTGAGTATGTCGTTGACAGCCTCATGGTAAGCATCGTTTGCTTTGTTTAGTTTGTCAAGTAATGTTTCCTTCATGTTGTACCCCTAATCAGTTAAGTCTGTTGCGGTGACGACACCGTTAATTACTTCTACTCTATAATATTTACCATCAGTAGTGTCTTTAAGAATAACGCCCTTCCAAGCAAACGGGGCGTCATCATCATTTTTACCAAGGTAATAAGTGTTATCTGTGTGTGGATATATATTACCCTCAACGTCTAACATGGCATTTGGTGCTGTTGTTCCGATTCCTACACTACATCCCGTTATTTCCAGATAGTTATTGGTATCATCAAAGGCAAGCAATGGCCCAGCAGCCTGTCCGATCGTCTTGCCGTCGGCCATAACGATATTATTCGTAAGAGTTAGGACGCCAGTTGATCCAAGTTTCATCACCCCCACTCGTGCTCCACCAGACCATGTATCGAACTGGAATCCAAAATTACCAGCGGCAGACGCCAACTGCCTGATCTTACCAAGCATATTCCCGCCATCAGAGTCGGTAAAGCCTATGTACACGCCCTCGCCCACTGTACCATTTTGCCCAGTGCAAACCAACTGAAGTGCTTGGGCCCCAGCAGCGTTTCCTCCACCAGCAGCAGTGACGACTACATCACCTGTAAAAGTAGGACTATCCCCAGTACCTAACCCAATAGAAGTTCTGGCGGTAGCCCCAGATTCCACTACCCATCCAGCAGCACTGCCCACAATAAAATTGCTGTCAGCAGAACTAAGGGCCGCTATAGCTGTGAGATCAGCGTCAGCAGCTTGATATGCGGTATGGGTATGACCGGGATCAGCCCCCGTAGTTACATTTGCACCTGTTACTGTAGTAGCGGCAACAGTGCCGGTAACATTCATTGTGCCGGTATAAGCTAATGTAGTTCCGTCCCCAGATAATGCTATTCTATTTGTATTATTGGTTCTAATATAGAATGGATGCTCTGTTAGTGTACCAAACCCAGCAGCCGTATCTCTATCTACATAAAAAATAGCTTGTGCTGTACCGGCCTGAAAATTCATCCATAAATTATCCGATCCTGTACTAAAGTCACATACCTTACCACCACCTGGTGGGGTAGCAGAATAAATTGTAAGTGCATCAGAGCCACTTATATTATTGATGGTAACACCCTGAGAAGCAGTAATCACCCCATTTAGTCTTAAGGTCTGGCTTGCTGGAGTCGCATTGAACACCCCATATATTAAGCAATTAGTTATTTCAGTAGCAACATTAGTTCGAACCTGATTATCAATAATGAGTAGGTTAGAATTAGTTGTTTGATAGCTGCCTGCCTTATAACCCAATAGCACATTACTGTTGCCAGAAGTTAATAGGTTTCCCGCCTTTTCCCCTATAGCCGTATTAAGGCTGCCTTCTGTCAGAGCAGTCAATGTGTCATATCCAATACCAGTATTATTATTGCCAGTAGTAAGGCTGTTTAGGGCGTTAAATCCAACACCAGTATTATTGCTGGCTATTATTATATGAGGCAAAGATAATGTAATGCTCCCTGCTGCATTAGTCACAGTAACTTGATTAGCCGTACCTGTTAATGTGGCCAGCACAGGGTCAGCCCCAACAGAACCTATTGGTATTTGGCCGTTAGCTGCTGCACCAAGTATAGTAACTGCATCTGTACCAGAACCTAAAAGGATACCATGATCTGTTAATGTAGCAACACCTGTACCCCCCTTGGCCACTATGAGGGGATCGACAAGACCTATGATTATACCGCCGTTAGTATCGTCGGTTACGTTGATTTCGTTGGCAGTGCCCGCTACCAGATCAACCAGGTCCTTCGACGCTAATCCTTTGGAGCTATCAGTCCACACCAACCGAGAGGCGGTTAGATCACTTAGGGTAACGCTCTCAAATTCAGGGCTTGCTTCGAGGCCGAACACGACAGACGCCAACTGCATAATGGCCTGTCTAACAGACGCATCACAATTCCTCGGCGATTGGATTCCAGCTTGTCTTTGACCCATTAGTGTAGTGCCATTATTGCAGAAAATTGATCGTAAAGTGAACGCTCTGTCATGGCCGGTGTCTGTCCACCTTGTATGAGGCCACCACCAGTAGAAGCGAGGTTTTCTAGTTCTCCAGGGCTAAATCTCTCATAAGTGCCACCCCCGCCACCAAGATCAAGACCACCCATGAGGTCGTCTACGTTTACAGGTTGGAACCCAGTAGACGCTGGTGTAGACGCCATAGTAGGCTGTACGTCATACAGGGAGGGAAACGATGTCTCCGGTCTACCAAAATTTGTGGCACCGGCTTGGCCCATACCAGCTATAGCCATCTGAGCGTCACTACCCATACCAGCTATGTTTGTTTGGGTCTCGCGGTTAGCGGCTGCCTGGCGTTCTGTCAACTCACGATTTGATTGTGCCTCAAACGAAGTCTGTTCCATCTGGGATAACAGAGAGTTTAGCTGCGATAGCCTCGAAGCACGCTCACTCTCAACTCCAGCCAACGCAGGTGCTTCTACCTCTTCGGCGAACTTGGTAGCAAGGGTGCCCATTTGACTTGTACCAGCAAGGCCAGCACTCGCAAGATTCTGCATACCAGAAGACATGAACTTACGCCTGCTCCTATCAAGTGCAGCCTCTACGCCCTCGCCGAAGCCACCTTCCGGTCCGTACTCGTCCATCGCTGTCTGGATAGCAGACCGTGAGGCATCGGTAAGCATACTGCCACTTACTGTAGGGGCCGAAGTAGTTGCAGGAGTAGCTGTAGCCTGTTCAGCTTCTTTATGCCTTAATGCTATAATGGGGTCAACCTTCCCCGTCACAAACTCAGCCGCCCAAGCCGGGGCCGAACTGCGGAGGCCCTGCAACTCCTCTACACTCTGCGATTTGTAATCAGATGGGAGCGAATACGATCTACTCATTGATGGTATGTTACTCAGACCATACGCCATTTTACATCACCTTCCCAGCATACTGCACCGTTATATCGGCGGTTTCCATAGACCAAGTTTCGCCTGCTGTTAAATTACCAAACCTTAACGCCCCGTATCTGCCTCTTGCTCTCTTACGTTGTCTCTGTCCCTTCCTGTACCCTGGTGCCACTATGGTGCCAGTAAATTTTGCTGCTGTGGTTCCGGCTACGTCTTCTATTACTGCTGCCGCTGACCTGTTGGCATATGCGTAATATGTCACGTTGTCAGGGTCGGTCTCGCCACCACCGGACTCACCGCCAGCCGATATGAGCTCAAAGGGACCCATCATGCCGTCACGCATGGACCCTCCCGATAGTGGAAACGGTCCGATCACAGCATAGCTATCTATCGCCTCGTCAGTAGCACCTATATCGTCGCTACTTTTGTCATCGTCAAACTTACGGATGTAACCATCCTTGCACCCTACGAGCAGATCAGTGTATGCTGTGTCGTTGGCTGCATACTGGTAGATGCTATACGGGCCGCACTCTTCTGGGTACGTTTCAGGGAAGAACCCTTTGGTACGTAGGTCAAACCAATAGTTCGAGTTGGTCCCATCAGCCAGCAGCGTTATACAGATGATGATACCAAACCTTGTGGCGTCGAAGCCCATCGTGATCCTGTGTGTAGACGGATCAGCAGCCTCGTCTTTCAACAGCTTAGGTAGTCGTTCGAGGGATATGCACTCTGGAATACCTGGCACAGTCATGGCCCAGATACCACCAGTAGTTCCCCAGAAATAGAATATGCCCTTGTTATCTCTGCACCAACTATTAGCACCAAACATACCAGTGCTGTTGGTCATGTTCATTATCTCCCCGCCCTTAGCTGGATCACCCTGCATATACTCTATAGAGTTAGCACACCCAAAGGTCAGTTGGTCCTTGTCAATCGGTATTACGGCACGTACAACGTCACCTATCTCGCCCGGACCTTTAACATTTGATCCATAAACTGGAGTCCCAGTGTCGTTGGAGGCGTATGCGAAGTCCCACGGATCAGCAAGTCTCGTTGCGTACCAGTTCTGAGGTTCTTCTGGGTTACTCGATATGAAACAGCGTCCGTGATACAGACAGCCAACGTAGGCTTTGTTGGGCATAGTCCCGAAGACAGTAGTATCGTTGGCGTAAACAGTCCAGTCGTACCAGTGTGGCCCGTTGGCTTCGGCTGAATTAGTTGTAAACTCTACATCCCCACCGTCGTTGGTGCCGGTGACCGTTTCTCCACTGGAGAACGTGGCCACGGTTATGCTCCTGCCGTAGACGGTACAAGTGCTGTCCGAAGCGTTGATATAGTCCACAACCATCTTAGCAGTGGACGTACCACCTGTGAGTATATCACCATGTAGCGGGTATACTTTGCCAGCCGGTTTTATATCAGTGGTTGTTATCTTCACGTTGATGAAGTCGGCAACTTTAAGGTTGCTGCCGTTTACCACGAATACTTTACCGTAGGCTTCAAATATATTAAGCTGGTCGGAGGTATCAATATCACCGTCCGAAGCTGCCAGTTGTGTCATCGTTCCTGCTGCCACGTCAATATCCTCGTAAAACAGCAGATCGTTGCCTGCCGCTACCAAACGTCTGTATGCTTGTTGATCGGTTAGACTAACAGCCATGTTCAAATGTCCTCATACCATATAGCATCTTCAGCCGCACCGACTAAACGCCTATACGTCACTATGTCTACCGGTGGGGTAAAGACGTATGCAGCCCCAGAGTAAACCCTAAATGAGTGGTCGGTCTGGTTTGGGGAAGACCGTGCTACCCACCCAGCACCGGCCCCCAGGTCTACAAACGGTTCACCACCGGCGTATCTGTCTACACTGTTGTCATCGTCTGTATACCAATAAAATATCTCATCTGCTGTCCCGTCTATGACTAGAGCATATTTAACACCACTTGTTAAACTTATACTGGGACTTAGTGTCGATATAGTGCTCCAAGTAGGTGATGTTGTCTCGGCTGTAATTACTATAGAAAACGTGGCCAAGGCCACACCAGTTGGCTTACCCCCGCCGTCAGTAGCATAAATACCGCCTGTAAACGTGCCGGGCTGCGAGAACACTGAACAATTAACACTCACCGCCGTAGCTGTATAAGTGGAACTGGCTGTAAACGTCTGTGCCCTACTCCAGGCAGCAAGCATAGCTACACCAGTAGAAATCAGCGTTTCAAAGTTATCTTTTACGCTGTAGGCCATTTATGCCTCCGGTGTAGCTACAGAACACATAGCAACTACGGGTTGTTCAGCCGCACCGATCTGAGTTCCGGCACCCCATTTATCCAACGCAGGACGCTGACCACCACGTAGTCTATTATCCAGGGTGTCGGCGGGTCTTACGTTAAGTAGTTTAGGCGATGTGGTAGGGAGTTGTTCGTCGGTCTTTCCGCCCTTAAACAAGCCAGCTAATGGGAATTTCAATTTCATGTGCCACCCAGGATTGGGGTGCCCACACCAGCGGAGTGTTTTCCTTTGTGAGGGTGTTTCTCCACTGGTGTGCCCCAGTTATAAGACAGTTTACTAGTCCAGGATCGAACGATCATCCACGTCGTAGTACACAATATCGGCAGCGTACACAACCTCGATGCCGTAGACGATAATGCCATCTGTAGTGTGGGCACCGGTCTTTAGGTTGATCGTTAGCTGATCGCCACCCTGGAGTGACTTGCCATCACAGTCAACCTCACTCCAGGCAGCACCCGTCACAGTGGCGGGGATAGCTACTGCTGAGACAGTCGGGTCTTTGTCAGCCGACAGGACAGCAGCGGCACGCTTGGAATATACTTCGGCGTCCAGATACACGGTGTCAGTCGTCCCGCCGTCCATAGATACCAAAGCACGGATACGCAGCTTGTCCAGGGTCTCATCGTAGTCCTGGGGCACAGGGAAGTTAAATGCCGGACCATAGGTTTCGTCGTAGTCAATGAAGATAACTCGTGCCTTGCTACCAGTGTCGAGCATGTCATAGCCAACGGCAGTAATAGCTGTGCTGAGTGGGGCACCGTCATCATACTTATGACAGCTTCCCAGGGCTACTGGAATTGACTTCTTGAACCCCTGGCCAGTGATGACTCTGTTTAGGTTCTTCAGGTGCGTTGCTGGATTCATTCCCATGTTTCTTCTCCTTTGCCCCCTGGGGGCTCTATGCCGGATACCCGGCAAAGGTTAAACATCATTATCCGTAGTCACATCCGACCACGTTCTTTCACGTCTACGTACTGGGCCGTTACCAAAGTATCCCATAGTCCTGGGAGCGGATCGCTGATCCTTAGCCTTGGCACCAGGCAGTGACTTCTTGACATATATGTTCTGCCACTTCTCGCCAAGATCATCGCCCATCGGTTCCATTTCAGCACGAGCAAGACAGGCGGCATATATTGCGTTGTCGAACTGATGCCCACACGGATGAAGGTTAGCAGCGGGTTCTACCCTATAGATACTGCTGGCAGCGGGGTTAGTTCCGGCAGCATTGCCTTCCTGATCTAGCCAGTCAGCCACGGTAAATGTACCAGTGGCTTTAGTATAGTCGGTGACAGTAGCATAACTGCCTTTACCAGTGCCCGCCACTACTGTTATGACCCAATCATTGAAATAGTCATCTGGTTCAAGCCTGGTAGCATCTACCAGGGTGGTGTCCGAGGTACTGTCGGCTACACCTGTTTCCATCTTCATACCGTCGAAATATAGGGTATATGGAAACTCTACAGTTAGAGCAGCACTCGGTCTCGGGTCAACGATCAGTTCCCACCTACGCGACGCTGTTAGCGTTGCACTCGTGGGCTCGTATGCACGTACCGCCGCCAGACTGGGGTAGCCGGAATTAACACTTACTTCTCTGAGACTGCGTATTCTCGACTCATCTACCCACTCGATGCGTGTACCGTGAGCACTGCCAGCACTGTAAGCTATCTTTCCATCTGTAGTCCCGCCGAAGTTAGTAGGGAGTTTATACCTGGCACCGTCCCCGTTTATGGCGTTGGTTGAAGTAGCTATAGTGTATTCTGAAGTAGTGTCCGGTGTGCTCCCGCCCGACAGAGCAGTAAACGCAAACGTACCGGACGATCCGGTATAGTCAGTGATGGTAGCAGACTCATCCTTGCCTGTACCTGCTGTTATGTATATAAGATACCCGTTGAAATAGTCATCATCGTACTCGTCTTCTATACCGTCATCAATAAGCGTGGCTGCTGTTCCACCACTGGCTGTCCCTGTATACGTTGGGGCAAACGTGACTGACATTATCCTTCGCATCCATCGCCAGCCCTTGCGTGGCTGATCTTCCATGAACATCTTAATGCCAGCGTTCACTATACGCTTACAGTAGTTCAACTCAAATTTATCAGTAGGAACATATCTATCGCCGTCTGTGCTGTCATAGTTGGCTATGCTGGCATACTCCGCCACCGCGAGGATAAGATATTCAAACAGGTAAGCTGTGTTAGGTTCAGCCATTATCAACTCCAAAAACCAGCCTGCCGTCCGCCTTGACAGCAGACTGGTCGGACAATAGGACCCACTTGGGTCCAGAGACAGGGACTTATTTAACTTCTTCCATACCAAACACGCGAAGAATTGCTTCCTCGTGTATGGCACCACCAAGAGGCGTGGCGGTTTTACCACCAGCCGATGCCCCTATGTGTATATTAAAGCACTTCTTTAGTATGTCGGCTTCACGTTCGTCGAGGATGGACTCATCTCCCTCTTCCCGTATAAGCCGTTTACCCAGGGTGACAGCTTCCACTATCTCTTCGCCTGTCTTGAACACGCCACCGGCACGCAACCACTCTGATAGGTTGTTGCGAAACGGGTATTCCTCTTCTGCACCCATAAGCCTAGGTACGTCACTCGACATATCCGGTTTTCTAACAGTAACCGTCCACGCCGTCATATCTAACTTAAATTGTTTCATGCCTCTTGCCCTTTTCAAAAATATAGGAAACCTGGCCCCACACAGGGGCCAGGTAGTTAATACGCTGTAATGCTTAGATGTCCAGCATGAACAACGGACCGTTTCCAGACTGTGAACCTGCTATCACATACCCAGCATACTGAGAAGTGTCATAATCAGGTACAGTAAGACCACCTAATGTAACTTCGGCCCCTTCCAAACTGCCATCATGCCGCCAGTAACAGCCCAAACCACCGTTCTCACCGACGTTCGTTTGCGGGGATATCCAGCAGATACCCTTCGTCTGTACCCAGAAATACTGTGCCGCTGCACTGACGTATGATGCTGGAAGTCCAGCTTTGGGTTTAGCAGCGTCCGAGGCAACGGTCAGGGCATAATACGGGTTCCGATAAACCTCAACCGCCTCAGTACCAGACACAATAGCATTTGTAATGGATGCATCGAGTCTAACATCAAATGCCACGTCCGCAGCGGAAACGTCATTACCAATGATCCGCCGCGTGCAAGTACCTAAATCGGTAGCACCATCAAAGATTATCACATAGCCACCACGAAGTTCGTCCTTAGTAAGTGCGGCGTGTGTTGCAGCGGGGATGGTGATCTCGTTTACGCCGACAGCGTGGCCGGTTGCAAATGCCGTATAGCTTACTAAACCAGTATATGTGAACTCACAACCATGAGCGGCAAATAACGCGGCTGCACCAGTAGAGCGGCCATAACGAAACTCACGACCGTCAGGCAATATAACTCTATCACCAACGTCCCACTTTGAATCCTTCACCGATGACACTTGGTAGAGGAAATCCCAGGTAGGGGCAGAGTGGTGTCCAACAAGCCCTTCCCGACCAAGAATGTTTACGTTTGCTTTTCCTTCTGCCATGATATATTCTCCTTACTGTCACAATATGACAGTTATTAGCTTACGATGGGCTTGTGGACTACGAAACCAGCAGTACGCCTGTTGAGGCACATGTTGTTATGAGCACCATCAAGGAACACTGTGAACGTGGTGTGCTGTCCACGATCTGTCTGGGGTTCTCCCTCTTCCATCCAGTAACCATCCTGAACGTAAGGAACGAACTTTCTGAAGTCGATGTAATAAATCGGCTTGTACGGTGTGGAAGTCACAGGATCAGTGACACCCTCAAGTTCGCTGATAAAGACAACAGGAATACGGTTGATGAACACCAGCCCACCATCATCCATAGTGAGGTTCCCAAGAACGTCTCTACCACTGTGGTTGTCGTCCTTGGCATCAGCGAGTTCCATAAGATCAGACACGTTATCAGAATCAGTGTAGATACGCTTCGACGCTACACGCTCATCAGCCGGGTCCTTGACGAACAACGGTGCCTTAAAGTTGGTCAACAGGAACGCCTTACGCATAGTCTTGAGCAAGCTGTTGTCAATGCTGGTGTATGTGGCACCATAGTTTTTCCACTTGGCCTCGACGTTGGCGTCGATATTGGCACAGGCCGTACCAGTAGTACCGTCCTGATACCGAATAGTCTTGGCGTTAAAACCAGCCGTAGTCGCGTCTGCATCCAGGCAGTTCAGGTAGTACGGAACGCCATACGGGTACAGGTCGTCAGTTGAGTTAGTCGGTGTCTTCCAGGCACGGTCTTCGATCAGGTTCGCAAGACTCCACAGGCCGTCGATTCGACGTGTCTCCATCAGGCGGATGAAGCCCTTGGCACTGTTCATGTTGCGTTTGATCTCAAGGACGTCCCACGAATAGTGAGTACCTATCTGGGTCCACGGAACCTTGATGGTGTGCAACGTATCTGCGATGTTCGGCTCGTCGGTATCAAACATTTTGCGATAGCGGGCGTTACCACTCTCATCGAACTGAACTACTCGCTCGATTTGCGTTCCGCCATCAATCTCCATACGTTCCGACTGGTAGATACGACTGAACTCATAGTCAGTATTATCCCAGGTAACTTCAAAATACTGGTTGGGTAGATCAGGAAGCGTCGTAGCGATCAGATCTACCAAATCCGCGTTCTTTACAGACATTGTCAATTCTCCTTTTTACGCATTAGCGTATTTTGGCTAAACGTTTTTCTGCTCTTGCTAAAATTTCTTTTCTGCTATCCGGCTTCCCACTGTTTTTATCTCCAACTGCACCTGATGCTTTACGACTGTTTGACGGTCTGAACAAGTGACCTTTCTTCCGCTTTGTGGCCGTGGCCTTTAGCTTTTCTACAATCACCTGTTCACGGATGGGCTCTGTTACAAGCAGGTGTGCCGCTTCTAAAGCCTCTGCTGCCGTGAGTTCACGCCCCTGCATCCGGGCACCAGTTATCATAAGGTCAGCCTTTTCCATCACTGACCAACGGTGCTTACGCTGTGATGCAGTTAGATCGTCAGGTTCCTGATGGGCTTCGAGCACACCATAAAACTTGTCGTACGACTTCATCGTGTTGGACTGGAAGAACCCATGAATTTCACGAGTCTTTGCGTCATCGGCTGTAGCCCTTACACGCTCGTATTCCGCGTTTACATTCTTGCCCGGAGCACTAGCCATCTTATGAACAGTC